CACCGGTATGCATCTCCCTCCAAAATAGTTCTTAGGAGGTGCATTCGGGAGATCTCACGATGGTCTCGGGGCTACCGCTATTAAAATTTGTGACTCCCTTGCTAGGACCCGGAGAAATTCTCCACGGGACATAACCATCGGCTTTCGCCGAACAGTAATGCTACCTAGTCAAGGTTTTACAAATTTTATTCGGCGATTAGCCCGGTCGCTTTTCAACGCCAGAGTCGGCCACAGACTCTTATTTTATTAAGATCACACTTGTTAAGGTGTGTGATAACCTTTGAGTTATTATTTATAGACATAACTCCATGTCTTCGTGTCGCCTAAGGCGCAGGTGGTATCTCCTCATAATACATCCTCGGCAATCCCGAGAAAAAGTACACTTGGAAATCCTCAGCAGCTGCAACACTGTAATCAATAGTAGCTTTTGCATTGACATAAAGTATTGCATCCATTTTAAAATTTGGTGTGCGGTTGTACGCAAGACCAGTCCAATTTTGCGTTTTACCAGGAGTAAATCGAAACTGCGAATAATACGGTACCTCAAACTCAGCAGTCGGATTAATATTATCGCAAGCAAACAAAGCACCTTTGGCTCCAGTCACATCAGTTCCTCCAATCATGACAGTTTGCGCAGCTTCAGGAATTGTACCGTAATCAGCTTGAACTGCTATTGAACGATTGTAAGAATTAACACCAAATGGATTGATGTCTTCTCTCTGAACGTAAACCCTGGAAGAGGTATTCGCTGGTGTTTGTGCATTGCTTGTTTGAAATGCAACTTTATAACGAATTCCTCCTCTCCAACCTGAAAATGCTAATGTCACCCAATGAAGCAACAAGGTATTACAATAATTATACGATGTCAATGCCCCAGTTTGATCAACAGCTCCATCAACTGCTCCTCTCAAAAATGGAAACATATTCTGGCTCCGTAACAATCTCCTATATCCTCCTATTAGATCGGTATTTTCACGTCGCCATATTGTGTATCGTTTCAAAAGCTGGCGAAATGACATAATGGATTCACCAGTGTACACCATGTTGACCAAAGCAGTGTCTTGCTTACCAGGTCCAACCTGGTCAGTAGAAGATTGCTGAGGTGCTGATGGTTCAGTTGTGGCTTGGCTTTCAGGCACCAAAGCTTCTTTACCTGATTGTGGTTTGACAACAAACCTTTGAAAGTGATCATCAGGCACAAAAACTTCAAAATCATCACCCATCGACACAAAAACATTAATTTCAATATCATTGTTAACTGTGCTATTAGGCGTGGTGAGTTCATTAACAACATATACTCCAATGACGCCATTACCTTCTTCCTGAGAAGCATAAGGCGTTGTGGAATACATCTGCGTCACAGAATCTAACCCAGGCAAATGATGATCAAGCAATGTAGTAGATTGACCATTACCAACCTCAATGGTGAAATCTTGTGTGTCAGCAATATCAACAATCTCAAGATAATTTGTGTTGTACTCATTTGAAGCCAAAAACTGTGGATCATATACAAATTTCAATCTGCCTTTGTGAAACGCCGAGCACACAATCTGAAACCTAAATTTCATGGTACCAGTCCAATACTTAAACGGCAAAGCTGCCATCGCACATGATGGAAAATGAAACGATGTTGGAGGTCCTGCATTCTCTGCCCATGTAACGGGATCAATACGCGCGTTCCACAATAAAGTTTCAGGTGCTGTGCCAATGTCCCATTTAAACTTTGTCAAATATGTTTCACGCTTGGCGATTTCCCTGATAGACATAGGGTCTTCAGGACCAACGCCAGCAATGCGTGGATCAATGGACAGCTCTTGCTTATCATCAACGGTCAATTTAATGGCCGTATCCGGTGTGTTCGTTGTCGCAAATTGTGAGGTTGGTGTTGGACGCATTGGATCTGGATTCTTAGTAACGGGTGGTCGACAATATCCCATTGATTTGGCTGCCCCTGCGACTGCCGTCGCAACAGTTGATGTAGCCATAGCAAATGGTTTAATTGCGGGTATGACACCCAATGCATTTGAGACTTTTGCCACCGTCGTAGCAGGCCCAGATACAATACCCGATTTGTTGGCTTCATCAATTTCCGATTCCTTACCAGATTGCGGAACAAGGGTAGATGGTTCACGACTTGTTAGCACAGCTAAAGACATATCAGTCGCCCACGCAAAAACAGAAATAGTAACTCTGTCATTTGCGCCATTGGCATGCTTCAACGTGTTCAGCGAGCGCAAATACATTCGTCCCAAATTCCTATAATCCGCCGTTGGTATCTGCAAATAGTTCTCATAATGGAAAAATGGCAAAAGCATCTCACCACCAGTAGATGTCGTGGGATCCAAGAAAACGTGTGGTAATTGAGAAGTTTGTACCAGATCCTGAGAAATCAAAGCTGAAAAAGAAGACAAAGAATCAAATGAATCCATAGGTTGGTACGCAGCAATTGCCCTTCCATACTGAAATCCATTGCCATTGATAACAAATTTGACATGTAACTTGCACCTCATCAAATTGTAATTGGCAATACGATTAATCACGCGAGGATTGCTAAAATACAAATCCCAAGGATCAAAATCAGATACCAACGTTGTACTTGTAGTCCATTCATCTTCAAAAATCTTAATGGGCCGAGAAAAGAAATTCCCTAAATCGGCATCACTAGAATCCTGCAACATACGCGTAGGATCCATTTCCGACAGCACTTCATAGCTATAGGATGGATTCTGATCGCGAAACTTCACATTTTCTGACGATGTTTTTGTTGAGGCGGATGTGATACGATTGTCATTCGTAGTCTCCATACCAGATTGGGGCTTGAACCTAATCTTACCCCCTTGTGTGAGTCGAGGAATCACCACCCAATCAAATGTTGGGTGGTCAAACACCGAATCAGGATCCACTCCGCTTTGTGGCATCATGGTTTGTTGAGACACCGCATCCACGTGTGCATCAACTTTTGTGTTGTTGAGTTCGACCATTGGTCGCGTGCCAGTTCCTACTTCAACATTAGCACCTTGAAAGAATTCTAAAATACATTTACAATTATTACCAACCCCTTTATGTACAGACTGCAGAGCGGGTTAACTCATACAGAACGAAGTATTTACAATTGAGCACGGTGAACTCATCTCTCGATTCCCCATTAGGGACCGTTAAACATGCAAAGCCTACATCTAATCTACAAAACACATAAAGATCAAAATAAACGTGGTATCCATATACATGCATTAATTTTGCTTACCATCAGATTTAAAACTGGGCCGGATTTAATGTCTCCGAAGTGACGGTGGAGTGAACTTACTCCGGTTGATAGGTTGCGACCCAATCAGCTGCGCGTTCGTTATAGCTTAAATTGAGTCCAGTACACATGTGAGAAATTCCAGCACGATTTGCAATGTCAGTCATCAATTGTCGTTGTTTCTCGTACTTTTCTTCACCATGATTGAACCATTCACGCAGGGCTCCATCAATGTTTTGTGCACATGCATGTTCTTCAGTGAGAGGGCAGTTCTTACCTCTCATAAAACAATGCAATGATTTGTAGATAGATTTGTCGAGCAATGCTCCAACATGTACACCCAGCTTGGGGTGATACACACTATCTCTTTTTAGAAATTCAAACTCATCAGGAGGCAAGAATTTCAACAGTTCTGACTCTTTGTCTGGCATGGTGTAGACTTGACCATATTCATCTAGAAAGTGTGAACAATCTTTGATATTGAACTTGTCAAACCCAGGCCTCACCGAACCAATATTATCATCACCATATGTCATTGCAGCAACACAA